CTCGATTCGTTCATCGGCGAGTTCCTTCCCTGTTCGCTCGATGAGATCGAATCGCTGGAGAATCTTCGTTTGCGTGCCGTCTGATAGTCGGTCCCAATCAGACTGACTCATATTTATAATGTGTAGCGTGCCTTCCCTCAGCTCGCTACTTATCGGCTCCTCCCCGGCATCCTTGTCGGGATCGATGAGCTGCCTCATGTAAAATCCCCTTAGCTGATCGGGCATGTCTCGGAATTGCTCGAGCAGATTGATCATCTCCAACCGCCTTTCGACTCTTACCTTTTCCCAATCTTTTTCGCTTGGGATCATCGTGCCGAGTCTATTCAGATGTTCCCTCAGAAATTCGATTTCGCTGGCAATTAGATCAATCATCTCCATCACCTCCCTCATCATCCTCTAATAAATCCGGGTCGGGCTGCGCTCTGTGGCCTACTCCCACCGGCTCCTCACCGTGCCAGCCCCTTTCAAGGGCAAAAGCATCCTTTTTCCGGGAAAATGCGTCTTGGATGCTGTGCGTGGTTTTGTCCTTGATCAATTTGACTTGGGGCCTCCTGCCATAATCCGGCTCCTTCGCCGCCTCTAAGGCTGCCATCCCCAAAGCGATCACTCTATCGCTAAAACCGCTCGCCTTGTGATCTATTCTCTCACCATAAGCCTTCTGGACGGTCTGCACGGACAAGAGCTCGTCAATCAAGCCCTGGTCCCGGTAAATCATCAAATTCTGGTTTCTGATGAGAGATCTTAGGTTAGCGGTCATCCTGCCGATGTTGTCACCACTAAAATTGAACTTCTCCACCCTGATCCCCGCGTTCTTGAGCCGCTGCGATAAGTGCAGACTTTGCCAGGGGTCAAAGATCACCTTCGATATGTTAAAGTATTTGCAGGAGCGCCTTATGTCATCCTCGATATCCGAGATCAAAACGGGATCCTTCTGAGAGCCGGACCAGACTTTCATGCTGTCCAGGATCACCCGGTGCTGGTTCTTGTGAACTATGGCAACGGCGGTTCTGTCACGGGATATTCCAAGATCAAGGGACAGGATATAGGAATGGTTAGAGCCAGCGCCCTGCGGTCCCCAGGAATTATCAATGCACGCCTCCACCTGGCTAGTGGTGCAGAACGCCCCAGCACCATGGATCCACAGATTTTGATGGTACCTCTGGTAGAGCTCAGACGATAATCGCTTGCGTTGGTTCTCCAGGTCTTTGGGGCGGATCCAGGATGCTAGATTATCATGAGTCCAGAAGTAATAAGTCTCGGGTTCCTCACTGCGCTCGCACCTCTGGCATAATTTATAAAATTCTGAACTCAAATCATATCCAGCGGTCGTAGTAACAATTCCGATCGGCTCCTGGCCGGATCCCTGCCTCTGGATCATGCCGGACAAGAGGGAAGCCCACAGTAGCCATTTTGATAAACTGGCCTCATCAAGTAGGACGCAGCTCGGGTTTTTGCCCTCGCTAGAGTCTACATCAGAGCTTAGGACTCGGAAAATACCATCATTGAAGGGCGTCTCGATAAAGTCCTCCCTTATTTTTGCCAGCTTCTTGAGGTGGGGATTTCGTAGGATGGCTTTCTTGCTCTTGTTGAAGATGATCTTGGCCTGGTCCACGTCAGTGGCCAGGGCATAGACCTCCGGCGAGATTGCCTTGGAGAAGAAAAGCTCGAAGATGCCAAGGCCCGCGCTGATGGTGCTCTTGCCATTTTTCTTAGGTGTGCCGAAGATGGCAACCTGATAAGGTCTGGATCCATCCTTGGGATATACGGGATCGAGGAAGTTCCTCACCTGCCAGTCCTCCAGCTCTATGGTGCGGCGGCGCTCTATGAAATAATGGGTCTCTAGGAAATATCTCACGTCCCGATTCCTCGGATCCTTGAGGAAGGGCAGGCTGGGCTCGATGGGGCCCTCATAGGGCTTGCTCTGATACTGCCTCAGATTCTTGAGCTGCCTCTTGCGAGATTCCTCACTTTTGCCGTAAAATTGCCGAGGATCTTCCTGCATTTGACCTCTAGTTCGTCTTTTTGATAACCCGGGCAGTTTGCCCTACTCAGTGCGTCCTGGTGGTGAAATTCTTATAACTCCTGAGAATCCCCGGCCCCGATAACCTAACAAAAAAAAGGGAGCCGCCTGATAGGTAACATACGTCACCGATCGGGTAGCTCCCTTCTATCTGTGGGAACAGTCAAGATCCCGAATAATACCTGATTTTTCTCAAAGGTGGCCCCGTCTTTCATGGGACCTGATCGTACTACGTGCGCTCCAGGCGTGGCGTCTTGCGTGCCTGCCTTGGAACAAAGATTGCAGTGGATGGGGAGCAAATGGTTATTAGCTTTTGCAATGCGCTTGCAGCATCCCCATCTCCATATTATATTCATTAAGCCCCTGGTGTCAAGTATGGATAAATACTCATCTAAAAGTTGCCAATTTGGACGAAAAAGTGAAAGAAAAAATTTGTACCCTGGGTACCAATTATGCATATATGCGAAAATTACGCCTTAGGCGTAAATCTGATGCTCTAAAACACGAGGAAACGTAAACTCGTTTCGTTATCCATGCGTATCTCGGCGCCTCGCTGATAAGGGTGTTGCGCTTTTCGAGGGCGATGGCTGTGAAGGGCTCTGGGCAGGGATGCGGCCGAGGTGCTCGGTGGCGCCGGTTATAGAGGGCTGGCTATTACTACAAAAGAAAATCGGGGGACTTTTGTTGGGAGTGGCCTGGGTGCAGGGCCAGGCTATCAGGCTAAAGACCGGGCTATCAGGCTACAGTTGTATAAGATTCTGCACATCAGAGATCTCGTCATCGGTGATCCCGATGTATCTCATGGTGATAGCAGGCGTGGTATGGCCCAAGACCTTCTGGATGAGAGATATTCCAACTCCTCCCTTTCTGGCATGATAACCCCAACTCTTCCTAGCTGAATGAGTTGCTATCCTTTCAAGTCCCACTGCTAGCCCGGCCTGGTGTATGATCCGCCAAGCCATCTCTCTAGTAAGGTGTTTGTCACTGAAACGGCCAGGAAATACATACTCTCCTTGTCCTCTTATTCCTTCGTGAGCCAAGGAAAAGGCGATAGCTTCACGGGCCTTGTCATTCACCCGGCGCCGGATCACCTTGCCAGTCTTTGACTCCTTCACCCTGATATGATCCTTGACCTTGCCAGTTGAGTCCATGAGATCCCGTATCCTCAGAGACAGAAGGTCACTGATTCTGAGTTGTAGGTTTAGGCCAAGTACAAAAATCATATAATTCCTTGGCTTTGGCCGCAAGATTTCCTTGATCTCCTCGATCTTTTTCAGGCTCCTGATAGGTTCAACCTCTATCATCTGATCCTCCTTTGTTCATATTACATATCATTATAATCTATTCTGTTAAAAAGTCAAGTGCAAGATGCAAGATGAGAAGTTGAGCTAATCTATGTAAGTCAAGAGCCATGAGAGATACAAAGAGATACAATGATGAGATTCTCAGTTCATACAATATCCAAAGAGTGAACTCAGACAAAAAGAGGCTCGGTCCGAGATGGCTCGACCAAAAAATGAAACGATTAATATTCGATATTTACCCCAGATTCCACCATCCAATTAACATAATTACAAGATTTCAGAGCTTATTCCCGCAGCGCTCACAGACACAGTTGATCCTACAGCTCCTCGCCACACCTTTGGCAATACAGCGTGCCGGCTTCCAGGTCACGGCTCATCATCAGGTCAGAGCTTCTTATGGCCATCATCTCCTCCCTGGTGATACACTCCTTGCATATCTCCACATCCTTCACCCTATAGCCCCTGACCTCATCTAGCGTATATCTGGGCATATCATCCTCCCTTTTGCTTTTCCCTCTTCCTCTTCCTTGCACTTGGCCACAAGTTCGTCTCCTGCGAGACATTCTTGTATCTGGTTATCATCCCTTCTCACCTCCCCTCATATTTCCTCTTCCCTGGGACTATACCTGGCCCCTCACTATGGCGCTTATCTCATCCTCGGGGATCCGGGAATGGTACTTGGCTAATAGCTGCTTCAGCTCGTTTTGTAGCTGCTCGTAGGGTGGCTTCTTGACTAGCTTCTCGATCTCCTCCGGGTGCTTCTCCTGAGTATGCTCATAGCTCCTCTTCGATACGAAAGTGCGCGCATGGGCGTAGTTCTTGGTGCTGCACACCACTATCACCTCGTCACAGTATTTGCACACCAGCACCTTCCTCTTCCAGTCGTTGTGGGATTCCTTGAGGTGCTGGTCCATCTTCCCCCGGAAGTCCTTCTTTGCGCCCTCCCTGTCGGTCTTACTTTCACCCTGGATGATCACTTTGCAGCAGCCGCATTTAGCGCTAAACGAATAATCTGTCAGCGTTGCCATCTTCTCATCTCCTCCTTCTATACCAGTTTAGAAGTATACCTCTAATCATTTTTTGCACTATTTTATTCTCAACTCACCTATGAGCTGCTGGCCAGCAGTCAGATTCTTTCTGGTCTCGGCCATCTCCACTAGCCTGATAAGCTCCACTAGCCTGATAAGCTCCATTGTCTTTTTAGCTTCCTGGACAAGATTCGCACCTATACTTAGCACTATCAAGATAATGATGATCTTCGCTATTGTCTTAACCGCCTTCCATTTCATAGTGTCTCACCTCCTTTTTTTCCTCTTGCGGAAGAATTCTTTAATCTCATCCCTTAGCGTTGCCTTCCCCTATCATGGTTTTGACCATCACCTCGATGTCCTCGAATTGCTCCTTGAGTTCCACTATCGTTTGCACCGTGCGGGCAGCTTGGTTCACGACCTCCTGGGCTATCGACTGCAACAGCTCGATCTGCAGGGTGCAAAACTCTAGGGTTTCCCTGTTGACGTTGACTTTGATCGTCTCTTTTGTATGCTTGTTGTCGGGTTTGGACATTTCAAACCTCCTATTTTCCCCTCCCGGCTTCTGCCCCGGGGGGGGTATTTTTATTCAGTACTGAATCGGAAATATTAGTAACAGTTACTGGTTATTAATAATCAGTCTGTTACAATTCCTTATTACACCGATCGCAGTAATAGTCCCGTCCCTCTGTGGCTCCCTTGGGTATCTCATCCACCTGTGCCATCTGCTCCTTCTCCTCGTCCTCAAGGCAACCGGGGCAGATGGTCTCACTGCCTACAAAATAGCCCACCACGTCCTCATAAATTCCCACTGGTGATCACCTCCTTAAAACTGAGACTAAAGTCTCGGTTTTCTGTGTTTTACCTTAAAGACTCTTTTCTTATCCACAGGTTTTGGCCTAAAAAGTGCAAGGGTTTTATTTAATAGTATATCTAATAGTATATCTCGGATCGCTGTGTTGTAGAATTGATAGGGATTGCGATAATTTAGGTGTAACACTTTTGTTAACTTAGTGTAACACTTTTGTTAACTTAGTGTAACGTTTTTGTTGCACCCCCCCTATATCCTTAACAATAAAGCATTTCATATCTTAGGTGTAACCTTTTTGTTGCACTTTTTATCTGCTTCCCTTTGTTGACGGGCAACGAGCTTTTTGATTCGCTGGTATTCATCTTGGATAAGGGAGTCTATCAACTTGTATAAGATCCCGTGCTCATCCAATCCGGGAAAATTGCCCGGATCATATTCGCTGACATGAGACCAACCCGTGTATATCTGCCGCAGCCTGATTCTTGATGTAATTGTTTTGCAGGTTCGGGTGTCGAGATACCAGGATTCTGATCCCTCAAAAAAGCTCACCCGGTATCTACACCCGTCAACTTTGGGCCGCAGTGTCTCAACCTCTATCACATTATTGATCTCTCTCATATCTCCCTCACAGTTGGTAACAAAGACTGTCCAGGGCCACCCGTGCAGATAACTCTTCCACCTTTCTTTGTTTTTACTCATTATCGCTCCTTTTGGGCTTTTGCCCGTTTAATTGCCACAAGGCAAAGTCAAACTGTATTCCGTATTCTCCTTCTTTATTTCGATATATCCAACCTTTGGTTCTCATTTCTTTTAGTGCTCTACTGACAGTCTGCCGTGCAATCTCCCACTTCTCGGCAAGCTGCTTCTGATTTATCTCGCAGGTATTCCAGGTATCGGGGCGTTTATCCTTCCAGGATAAGGTGTGCTCCACTAGGTAGGCCATAATCTTAATCTTTATCGGGAAGTGCCGCTCTATCGCTTGCCAAAAGGAATGAGCCACTTTTACATAGCCGCCAGCCGGCGGCTTCCAATGGCCATTTTTTTCTTTGGGCTTTTCTTCCTGACTAATCCTGGGGCGAGCTTTGGGGGGCAAGGGATCGGGCAATTTAGCAATACGATCCTGATAGGCCTGTCTCCTCTTTTGCAGGTCAATGGCTTTGGTTATCGGGGTGGGTCTCTGGTGGGGTTCTGTGTCTGTGCTCATCATAGCCTCCACGCATACGGGGATAAGGCATGGAGTTCTTATCCCCGCAGCTATTTCCTCAAAATCCAGGCTGTTCTCGATAGACGGTGCAGTGATCACTACACCGTCTAGCCTGAAATTTCTAGCTTTATCTTACTCCATGGTATTAAAAAGTCAACTGATCAGAAAATCTTAAGGAGGAATTCCTCCTTAAATTTTCTCTTCTAAAGAATTCTTTAGAATATTTTTTTGCGGCAAGAATTCTTCTGCAAGATTTTTGCAACCCTGGGGGCATAACCGCCCTGCCCCCAGGTAATTCAGTAACTAAATTTTCCATATGGAAAATTTCCCCTGTGGCCTCAAAATGTCACTCCCTTTTCCGGCCTCTGTTTCTCAGATAAAGTTTAGATCCGACTCTCTTACCTACCTGTTTGTTGATCAACCGCCGGGCCGCCTTCTTGGGTCTCCCGCTTGTGATGGCGCTCCCGTCTGCGGCCAATCTAGCCATCTTAAACAGTAATGATGTGATCTTCCCCATGATCCCACCTCCTTATTGTACCCCTCTCTTTTTCTGTGATGGTGTCCAGTATTGTAGCTTCAAGATCCCGGCATGGTAGTCTGGCCCGGGAGATCCTTACCTCCTGCTTTCTTTATGTCCTCTAACGTTCCCGCCACTAGCTTTGCGATCCTATTCGCAAACCATAAAAGTCTCTGTCTCTCAAGCGCTCCATTCAGTACGGCGATTATATCCTCATGGTCAAGATATTTGGAAAACTTTTTTCGTAGTTGTATTATCTCGCTTTCCATGTCCGTCATAGTTTGAGCTATTTCCTCTCCTCTTAGCGGTCTTCCCTCCTCTTCTTTCATACCTTCTCACCTCCTCCTCACTTCCTCCTCACTTCCAGTCCCTCAGTAGCTTCATGCCCTCATGCAGCTTGTTGACCCATAAGGCTATGTCAGGATTCCCCCCCTTATCCGGGTGGAAGGTTCGGACCAGGGAGCGGTGCATCTTCCTCCAGACAGGCTGTGGTATTTTGCCCAGGACCTGCCCTATGTTCTCTTTCTCAGCAAGGTCCGTATCCGGGAATGTCTGTCTGAAATCATCATTAAACTTTTTGAAAAGCTTTTCTCTTTCTTGGCTCCCAAGCTCCACTATTTTTCTGACCGTAGCAAGAGCAACCTCAACCAATTCCTCCACAGATAGATCTTTTCTCTTCACCCACCAGTTGAACTCCAAACTCCAACAGCCCCGGGGTAGCCAGATAAAGATCGTCCGTTTTGGGGTGAAGATGTCCAGACATATCTTAGGCCACCACCTATCGCAGAATCTTTCGGCTTCTTCTCGAAAATTCATATAATGAGCTGCCGCAAATTTGAGATGCTGCTGGATTACCTCGAATGTAGCCCTGTCCTTCTTGGACAGTTTCCCGAGATACTCTGACCTTTTTTTCTTGAAGAGCTTTAGATATTCTTCCTTTATCTTCCCGAATTTTGTCCAGCTTCTACGGTTCTCTCTACTACTCCACTCTTGCTCTTTTTCACTCTTTTTGCTAGCTATGTCTCTGGCCTTGCGAACAGTTGGGGAGCCCCCGATGATTTCATATACTATCCATCCTGTTTTGTGAGCCTTAATAGCTGAGCGCAAGAGATCGGGAGATACTGTTCGACGTCGAACATCCTCTTTGAATTTAGTGATATCATCCTTCATGAGAACTCTATTAGTTTCTATCTCATCTAGCCTCTCGAGGTCCCTCAAGACTAATAGCTTCTTGGCGACATATCCCCTGGTCTTTCCGATCCTCTGTCCAGCCTCTTTCTGGGTCAGTCCAGAATCAGTCAACTTCTTTATGGCCCTAGCCTCATCCTCCAAGTTCAGATCCTCCCTCTGAATGTTCTCAATGAGCGATATTTCAAAAGCATCTTTGTTTGACAAAGTTTTGACTTTGGCCCTAATCGTTTTCGCCTTTAGGAGTATGCAGGCTTGCCAGCGTCTTTCTCCGTGGACTATCTGAAAGCTCTCATTCTTTGGCCTAACCAGGATCTCCTCCAGGAGACCCTTATTCTTGATTGAGTCAGCCAGTTCCCTTATTCCCGATTTGTCAATGAAGTTTCTTGGCTGGTTAGGATCCGGCTTGATCTGATCAATGGGGATATCTTGTATCTGCATGTCTCCTCCAGAATTATTACAGGCCCCGGGCTGGCGAACAGCGCCGGCAGCACGCCAGCGGGAAGGTCAATAACGGGGGCATGACTCCCCGGCCGGCTTCCGCACTCCAGGGCGCAGACAGCGGGGATTATTGCGGGCGAGTCTCCTTTTTCTCCTCATCCCAATATGCACTCTTGCATCGGGGGCATCCCCTGATGTCCGTTTTCCTCGGGATCCACTCATAACCGCAGCGCTTACATTTTAATTTTCGGATTCTTATCTTCATTCTTGTAGGTAAGTATATACGATAGGAAAGTTTTGTCAAGTTATCCCGGGTAGAAGGTATCTCTACCCGGGTGGTTTTGAAAGGCGAGGAAGAGTGCTGCCGGGCAGAATCGCTATCTTGCCCGGCTTTCGAGAGGTGAAAAAATCAATGACGCCTACCAGAGCATTATTCCGGTAGAAATCAAGGTCGTATCATATTCCTTTAAAAGAAAAAAAATCCAGGATTTTAGTCCCGGTTAAGGTTAATTATCGCACTATGTTGATAATCAATATACTGGCCATTACCAAGTATGAAACGACCAGGCTCATGATAATGGGAGACTCTACCATTATTCACTCCCGTTTTGAGGCCCGCAGAGGGCCCAAATTGCCTCTATCTCAGGTCAAGCTGAATTATATGACCTCTCAAAATGCTACGCCTTGGTCTCAACTATCCTGGCAACGGCCTCGGTGATTCTTTTGGTCTGGTCCAGATCCTCTCTGAGTATCTGGAAAAGTGCAATTTTGGTTCCCGCTACTGCCACTATATCAAAGGACTCTTCCAGCCAGACCTGCCTCAGATCCTGCTCATTAGGTTCCGGGACTATATCTTTTAGAGGAATAGAAGTCCTAACCTCGAACCCGGGAAATTTTTTTCTCCAGTACCGTGCCAGGGTGTTTATGGCCTCCTGCCTGCTCGCCTCGATCTCCGGAAATTCGTCAATGGCCTCGGGTGTAGTCATGGTTGTCTCTTGTGTGGGTGGCTGGAGCTGGAGCCAGCCACCCTATAATAACACTACGAGGTAAAGGGACCAGAGCGGTGCGCTCGCATTGTCCCCGCGCAACAAGATCATTACGCACTATTAACGCCCCGTAGTGTGTTTTTCGCGTCTATCTAGGTGGGGTCACCGAATGTCTTATGACCACCAGACTCTCAGGTCGTAGGATCCCTACATCGAGCCAAAAATCGACGCCTATTCCCAGATCTTCCTGGTATGAGGAAACTTTCTCTAAGAACCGGAAAGGGTGGCCCCACGCGAGTCCCAGGGCTCGCGCCCCAAAAACCACGGACTCATAATACATTACCGACGGGCTGGCCTCGGTCGGCTTTCCTTTCACCAGACTTGTCTCTCGGATATCAACCCCCATCCACGTGGCAACCTTGCCTTGGAATTGTGGGTTCTTTACCCCGAGATAGTTCACGGCGACCAAATATTCTGGATCATTTTTCAGATCCATAGCGGCAAACGCCGAGGTCAGCATGACGTACCCACTTGCAGCACTTCCGTCCACTCCTGGCACGTCCTTATCGCTCAGGATCGCATGGGCTCGTTTGATATCATTGGCTGACAGAGTGTCTGTAGCCTGAATCGAGAAGATGTCTTGAGCCGTTCCCGAATATATCACCTCAGTCGCTCTCTGGGCCGCTGCCAGGAGCATTTTGTCAACCTTCTGAGCCGCCCAAATTCCAATCAGGTCTTTGGATTCCGATTTCATCGAAAATGAAACTTTGCCTGATAGGATGAACGGCCAGCAGGTCGCTATACCTTTCCTTTTTTGCACAAAGCTCACTCTATCAATGTCCAGGCGCTCCTCATTCGATTCTAGGCGATGTGTCGTACCCAAGTCGCCTTCTCCTTTCAAGAGAGCCAGCTTATTGATAAAAATCTCGTCACCCGGCTTTTTGATGAGCTCGTCCTTTCTAACGACTCCCGAATACGGCCGAGTGCCGATAAACTCCCGCATCCACAGCTTCGCTTGGAATTCTTTCTCTAGTGCCATGCTCCAAACTTTCGGTATGGCTAATTTTGCGATTTCCTCATCCGTACATTGATCGGGCGGTTTCTCGCCCAATCTAATGTCAGCTTTGAACCAGCGGTCAAAAAGGGCTTGATCTAATTTTCCTTCTTGTGTTGATTCTTCCATGTTACTCACCACCTTTGTCGTTACTCTAGCTTGCTAGTGCCTCAAACTTTTTCAGGACTATATCGGTCACAAAATCGGGCAGTTGCGACCACTCTTTATCGGTCGCGTTCAAAATAGCCCTCATCTCTTTCGGAGTCTTCTCCTCGATTCGTTCATCGGCGAGTTCCTTCCCTGTTCGCTCGATGAGATCGAATCGCTGGAGAATCTTCGTTTGCGTGC